GAGCACTCGAGCCTGGTTGACTTCCGGCATTCCCCAGCCGAGTTCCTCATACGATTTCGCGTCCTTGTTCGATTCAAGATCCGCGTAAATCTTTTTGACGCGATTCACGTCGCCCCACTCCTGCGACATGATATTGATCGGATGCGTCTTCTTCAGGTTCGGGGCGTGTGCCGGGTCGAGAACCTGAATCTGCTCGCTGAAGTCGAGCATTCCGAGAGCGGCTTCATCTGCCACTTCGAGGAACAACTTCGCCTCGCGGAAACACTGCTCGATCGCTGGTCGAGAGAGCGGAGAATGAGCCGCTCTTGTTGCCGCGAGTCTCAACGCGACTTCCTGGACCTGCGTCCCGTTGTCGTTATCGATTTTCGCCGAAGGTTTGTCAGCCATGGTAAACTACTTTGTTTGGAAGAATGAAACGGTAAAAGCCTTGAAACGAACCGAACGAGACTCGCGACGATTTACGACAGAACGTTCGGCGGAATGTTTTGATCGTACTTGTGAATCGCAAGATAGAACGCACAGCCGAGTTGAGCATTCGATCCAGTGTCGGGAATCGACAACTGAACGAAATTGAATCCGTTCGCCAGATCCAAATCTGTCGGATTGACTTCGACCGCGATAATCCCAGGGTTCGCCGCAGACGTTGGCGTACAAGTGTTGCCAGCCGACTGAGTCGTGACGGTTTGGACGGTCAGCGACGCGAGAGCCGCCCCGACTTTCGTTCGGTAGCGAGTGAAGTTCAGGGCCTTCGCTCCGGTTCCCGAGTTGCTGGTCGCCTGCTTCAACGTGAAGACTGGATCGTCACCAGCGGTCCCGCCAGCCTTGTAAAGGACGGCGAGAAGCTTGTGCAAATACCTCATGTTGACCCACTGGCCGTTGTTGGCCCCGGACTGCATATCGACCGGAACGAACGCCGGAACGATGTCCAGCATTTCGAGCACTTCGCGATTGAGCATTGGCATTTTCGAAAATCCTTTGCGGCCCCGCCGCGATTGAGTTTTATTTGTCGTCGTTGAAAATTAACATCAACCGTCAATCGCGACGATTATCGAGCAGCAACAGCCACGAAACTGGATTGAGTGTTTGAGCCCTTGAACGGCGTGATAGGACTGTTTTCCCAAGGAATCGCGTTCATTCGCATCGTGAACCGCAGAGCGAGTTGATCGGTCAGGAATTCGACGTGCATCGAGGTTGCCTGATTGATGCCCCCCTTGCTGATCGACAGCACTTGCGACAAATCGGCAAGGCAGATATCGCCCTGCGATCCGAGCGTTCCGGCAAATTCGATCGGCTTCAGCGGGCGTCCGCCGAGCGTGCCGTATGGATTTTGTGCCAGTCCCGTAGGTGGCATGTAAACCAGTTGCCCGGAGTAAGTACCGGTTGCCAGCGTCAACTGCATGAGTTGCTGCATGCAGTCTTGGTTCAAGTACCAGTTCGAGTTGCCGAAGTAGGGAGCGAAGAAGCGATTTTGCATCTTGATGATGTTCGCCGCAACGATCGTCGTTGACGTTTGGCCGGATTCCGCAGCAATCGCCAAGAGCGACGGAGCGTTGAGAATCCCGAGAGGCTTTCCAACGCCGTCGCCGTTGAAGAGAGCGTCGCCGATCATGAAATTGAATTCGTCGGACGCCTTCCGCACGACGTACTGTTCGAGAGCTTGGGCACTGTCTGCGATGAGTTCATCGGTCAAATAAACCACGATGGCCAGCTTTTGAAGCTTCAACTGGACTTCGCGAGTCGTTGGTTTGCTGGAAGTGATCGTCTGGCCTTCACCGGTCCAGTAACCTCGCAAGCCCCCGTGACGACTTCCGTTCGCTCGTGACGTTTCGGCGTTTGCCAGGAACGTCATGTTGTTCCCGCCGACAGTGTAGCCGTCGGTCGAAGCGAGCAGGTCGTTCGCGTAAACGTGCTGGAAGATGTTGTGATTGAATTCCGGCATGACAGCGAAACCGCCGTCAGAACCGACCGTTTCGGACATACCTTGAATGGCTTTGAAGTGAGCTTTGCACCGATCGCGGAATCCGGCAGACTGATGACCTTCGAAGCCGCTGCGAACGAAATCTCCGAGCGACTTGAATTCGCCCCAAGGCTGATAACCTTGCTTTCGCAGGGACTTCATGCTGGCTCGTGCATCGTACCGCCCGGCTCGCGGTCCCCGGAGATCTTCGCGACCCGAAACGATCGTCACGGAATCGTCGGATTCCGACCACTCACCAGTCACCCGGCCCTGATCGTCGCGATGGACTCCGCTGAAATCGGGCTTTGACGCAAGGCTCTTGACGGTCCCGGTCAACTCGGAAACTTGCTTCGTCAGTTCGTCGATCGTCGGCATAATTCAGTCCTTAAAAAAATCGTGGTCGAAAAAAACTTGTCAGGCCAATTCGGCCACGCTATTTGGCTTTACCGAAGGATTTGAGTGTCGATCGGAGTTCCTCCAGTTGAGCTTCAAGGGCGAGCTTTTGCCGCTCTTCTTCCGGTGACTCGACCGGCTTCAATCGCTCCGCAGATCGTGCAATGACTTCCGCTGGCCGATGAGATTTCGCCGCCGTTGCGGTTCTCAGCAGCATTTCGGCCCATTGCGAAAAAGCCGTGCGAAACTTCGGAGGAATCGACGCTTCCGCACTGAGAGACTTCAATCGAGCACCAACGCCCATCACCGTTAATCGCGATGGATTGTTGTCGGCGAGAAACGACTTCATTTCGGATTCGTCGTCAGCTTCTTCACCGTCCTCATCCTTCATCGATTCTCCGAGAGGCTTAGCCCCTGGATACTGCTCTTGATGAAGCCCTTCAGCAGTCGTGCAATGCTCGTCAAGGGACTTTGCGACCCCGTCAAGCCACTTATGGACGTCCGTGTTTTCGAGTTGCTTTCGCCCCTGGTCAATGCTTTTGCACAGCGACTTCATGGATTCATGGGTCGCCGCAATCATCTTTTGCCCGTGAGGCTTTTCATCGTCGACATCGGAACCCGTGTTGTTGAACAGCGTGCCGACGCGAGGACCGGGAACGTCGACTTGCTTAGTCGAATCGACCGGCGGATTGTCCATGGGATTGTCCCTGACCGTCGGCATCGCCGGATCGTCTTTTTTGTCGTCTGCGTCGTTGTCCGGTTCGTCATCGTCAGTTTTCATGGTTGAGCCCACTCCCAGAACACGTTTCGGCGGCATCACCGCGTTTAAGGATTTCAAGATTGACTGCGAAAGCTGCCGACCGTCGACTCGTCTTCTGATCGCTTTTGCGACCGCGTCAGGATTCACCCCGATTGCACACCATGACCACTCTTCGAGATCCCAGAGATTGACGAAGTTAACCCGCCTGCCGTTGATCGCTTTGATTCTTGATTCGCCGGGAAAAGGTGTTTCGCGAACAGACGTCGCGACAATTACACCTTCGTCGATCAGTTCGAAAATTTGTGCCGCTTCTTGTGACCTCTGCGAGAAAAAACAGGTCGCCATCACCACGTCGTCGGTGATTTCGATCGCAAGGTTTCCGCTCGGATCACGACTCGTTCCGATAGGAGTCTTGATATCCTCAAGACCGTGCCCGTACAAAACGACTGGATTTTTTGCGTAGTTTTTTAACGAACATCCGCGAGGGTTCAGGATATCCCCGACGCGATCTTCTGTTGCCGTCGAAATGATCGCCCGTGCGGACATATTCGAGCGATTAACGTAAGGACGCGAATCGATGACAGGTACGTAGGACTCTCCACCCGTTGCGTTAATGGCCTTAAATGCGGGTCGCTCGAACAATCGCTGATCGCTTGCAATTCCCATGCGAGCGATTAAACGACACCCATTCGGCACGGACAAGATCGTTCAGCGGTCGATTACTAATTGATTGCGAACGCTGATCGCGAGAAGCGGCACGTCAGACAGGACCACCGCAGTACGGGCAGGTGGAGGCTTTCTTCGAAACTCGTCGACCGCAGTCCGGGCAGTTTTGCAATCGGCTTGGCCGAAGAGATGCCGCGATTAAGATTCCGACCGGCCCAAGAATCAGCCCCAGGAAAGCTCCCATCGCTTCCCGGCCGCTTTTCTTCGCTGCCGTGCCGCCGATGTAGGAGCACATGACCATGAAAATCAGAAATCCAATGAAGGCGTGTTCGATATGCAAGTCGTTCATGGTTGATAAGTTCCTGAGGTAGATTCCCTCCAGAAACGATACCGACAACGGGCGAACTATTTCAAATCAGAACCGGGGATCGTCTTGCATGCGTTTGAATCAGGACCGCACACGGGGCACACGCGATACTGAATCTTGATTCCATCAGCAGAGTACTTCGTCGCGTAAACCTTCTTGATTCGGTTGCACTTGTCGCAGCGAGGCATAATCCCTTGGTCCCAAAAAGGCTGATAGGATCGTTTTTTCTTCTCTTCCATGACGGCCATTTTCGTGTCCTTGGGTTACTTGCCACTCTTGCTGAGATCGTCGAGATCGATGATCCGATGCCCGTCAGTTTCTTGGTCGCGTGAATAGGTCAGCATGATTCGAGACTTGCCGATCGGCTTCCAGATTTGAGGTTTGCTGGATTGTCGTGACGCCGCCTCTGACATCCATTCGTCGAGCCAGTCTTCGGGAGGATGCGGAATGATCGGAACGTTTGGAACGTGGTCCGGATCAAATCCTGAATACTCAATCCAGCATCGGCATCGTGGATGACACGGCGGACCCTCTGCAAACTTTGCTGGCCAATCGACTCGCCGCTTCCCTTCGTTAGGAGCACAGATCGGGCAGACTGCCCCGT